CTCAACATACTTTTCACTTGGTTCTTCAATGAAAAGTTGACTTGTCCCATTACTCACTGCAATCATTGTGATGATTGACTCTACTCTTTGCCCTGTAAGTTCTTCAAACATTTTTGCATATGCAGTTTCTTGTACAAAGTAGTTTTGAATCCATTCTGTTCTTTTTGGTTTTGCACTAGTTTTAAAATCGATGACTGATAGCTTACCATCCCACTCTGCAATACAATCTACCCTACCAGCAAGTTGTAGGTTATGTGAGTATAGTGGTGATTCAAGGCCATGAACAGTTCCTATCTGGTTAAGTTCTTTTTCTAGTGAGATGAATGCTTGTTGAGTTGTTGGCATTGCACCTTTGAACTTCTCTTCAAAGTTATCATTACGAATATAGTCTTCAAACAGTTGGTGTGCAGATGTACCATGTCTTGCAGCTTGAGTTGATATCTTATTTGCTTTCTTTTCACCAACTCTCTTTCTCCATTCTTGGATACCCTTTCTATTCATGAGTCCAGTGACCGATGTGACAGATGGATACTTTTCACCTGTTGGTGTTACATAGTATCTTTTACCATCAATGTTTTCTGTGGGTAATGATTCAAACCCATAATCTATTATGTCGAAGGTCTTCATCCTGTTATATCGTCTAACAAATCTAAATCTACTTTCTCAAGTAAGGTGACTTTAAACTTGTCACCTATAGTCTCAACTACATGAGGGACTTCAACACCCTTAGATTGTGCAGTGAGACACCTCTCTGTAAATTCTCTGTAGTCGTCTTTATTTAATATTGCTTCCATATTACTCCCTGTAACTTCCATATGATTTATCTCCAATTGGTGTTTGATATGCAACATCAAATGATATAGAATAAGATGGTTCTCCACCATCCCAGAATACTTGATGTGGTATGTATGATGGATGTATTATAACTTGTCCTGCTTTCATTTCACGAGCCGAAACATATTCAGTAGTAAAATCACTGACCCTTTCTTGTTCTGGAAAATGTTGATATATAAGACCACCATATGGATTAAAAAACTGTGTTGTATGATTTGCATCATAAGGAAAATAAGTTCCTGTCCATGAACAATTTTGATGATAATGATGATTTAGAACTGGTCTTCTTTCATCATATGTGTTAAACCACATATCATTTAAAACTAAAGGTTGGTCTACATAACCCATTTCTTGTATTATACCAGATATTGAATTGAATATTGCATCCTTTAATTCTGGTACATCTACTTTAACCACATTTTCTATTAAACCATCTGCATGTGGTTTCTCAAATGGTATATCTTTATATTCACCATGAAAAAATGGTGTTGGAAATATTGCTTGTAATCCTTCCATAATAATTTACTCCTGTCCTAGTGTATAATACACTGTTAATTCCTCACTTGGTGATATAGGTCTTACTGTCCACAATTCTTTCTCTGTCCCATTGATAAATGTTATTATCACACAATTAGGATTATCACTATGATTAATAAATCCACCCAAAGGTGTCCTACACCAACTACCAGCATGTTTAAAATGTGTCTTACCTAGATTTACAGCTGCACCAATATCTTGATTTGCATGTAATCCAGAACCATCAATATCACTATCTTTGATAAAAAGGTTTTCTGGTAATGGTCTATAATTAAATTTAACCATCCTTCTTCTTATTTTCTGGAATGATATGTGTAGACCAAAGACGACCTACTATTTTATCTGTTCCATAGACTCTTTGAATTGCTTCTTGTTTGCAAATATTATCTTCAATATCTACATCTGTTACTAGAGTCTCCAAACATTCACCTATCTTTACTGCTTTCTCATAGGTGACTCTTAATTCTGTCATTGGACAAAATTTTCGATTACCGAATAATGCACTAGCACCTAAAGCGTAATCTCCAATTGCACATCTAAATGGGCCTCCAATATATTTTCTAGGTTCTGGTTGAACAGAATGATACCATGATGTTTCAAAAATAAGAGATAATCTTGGATGACCACCCTCATCTTTAACAACTTTCCATCCAGAAAATCCTATGTCATCTTTAAAAGCAAATCCAGCATTCATCATATAATAATTGCCTGGCACTGAATCATCATTACCTATATCGTATCCTTCTAGGTTAAGGTTTTTAAAAGATTCAGTTTCACCTAAAGTGTTTTGTGTAAAAGGAGTGTATCCTTCATCTTCATAATTAATCTTCATAATCTACTTTCTTAATTATCCCCTGTTTAGTTTGTAAATCGACATGTTTTTTAATGACTTCATCTGTCTTAACTTCTTTTGCGCTTCTTCTTCTCATACTTTTACCAAGTGCTGACCTTGGATGTGCATCTGCAACCTTGGATAACATTTCATTAAACCCACCACTGTTACCTAGTCCACTTCTATTACCAACTCCAGATGTAATTGCAGGGCCTCCTACGATAACTTGTCTCAGATGAGGATTACCTTTCTTATATTCCTGTAAGTCATCCCACGACATTAATACATCGTGTTGTTCACCTGTTTCAGTATCTTCTAAAGTATATGTTGGCATTATTTACCCTTAGTCAAATCTGTTACAGTAACAGTATTACCTTGTAAATTAGAAATCTCGTTAAGTTGTCGTGCATTAGGTTCTTTAACTTTTAAAAGTCTTTCTAATGCTCTTTCTCTTCTTCCTTCTCTTCCACCTGTATGGCTAAACTTTACTCTTGCTCTACTTCCCACTACTATCTCCAAAAAATATATTCAACAAGGAACTGATATACTATATAAACAATAGCTCCCCAGAATCCTATACTAACAAAGAACTTTAGAAGTTCTACTGGAAAATTCCAGAACATTAAAAATGTATCCATTATGCCTCCATAAATTGTGGAGTCTCTTGATTAGTCCACTTTGCAAAATCTTTCTTGTATTTTATATAGTAGTCTTGATATGCACTAACTACATCTTCTTGTTTGACATCATCTGGCATTGCAAGATATGGGTCAACAAAAGGTTCTACTGGTATCTGCATTGGTGGGTTTGCAAGTATCCCACGAAGTTTTAAATCTGATAGATGAACTTTACCATAACGATGTGTATATTCATAACATAAGTGTTCCCACATTTTGTATAACCAGTTGTAGTGGTTTTGACTTTCTCTTACCCACTTACCACTTGGATGGTTTACATGTGATGCCTTGTATAATACTTTCTCATGATTCTCTAGTGGATGTTTCCATCGTTGGATTCTACGACCACCAAGAGTTTGAGATACATAAGGGTCACCATCTAAGACACGATGTGCAGTAGACATCAACTGTGCATACTCAATAATCATTTTAACCACATGTTTATCACAATGCATTTTTGCACATGTCTGTGGGTCTTTATCTAAATAAAATATATTCATACTACTATTATACCTTGTTAAACATATATGTCAATCCCATTCTTGGGAAAGGTGCATTAGAACTAACTAGTCCAGCTCTATGAGGTATTTGACCCCTAAAGAATACTAGACTTCCACCTTTAGGTAATTGACAATGTATTACCTCATCATCCTTGTAAAAGAATGTCTCACCACCCCAATTGTAATTCCAATTTGGATTCATATAACATATTGCAGTGTATCCTTCTCTATCAGTATGGATAAAAGAATTGTCTCCATGGTCAAATAGATTAATATATGCAATCTCTGGATAGGCCTTCATGTTTCCACAAGGTCTTAGAGACAACTCAATCTCTCCTATCTTTTCTTCAATCTGTGGACTTATGATATCCCATATAGGTTTCCATCCTTCTCTAACATCTATATTCTCATCTGGATAGAATAATGGTTTACCCCAAGTTTGTTTTTCCCAAGGAGCATTATCTACTGATTGCATCTTCTTGACATATTCATACTCAAGAAACTGTTCATAGAAAGGAACACAATCAAATGCATTATCAATCGTATGTACTCTTGACTCTATAAACGCCATATCTGCTTCATGTACTTTCAATATTATTTTTTACCTCTGACCATTTCTCAAGAACTGGATTATCATGTTGACTGTTTTGCAATTCACCAATTCTCTTGTATGCCCATGCAAGTTGTTCTTGTAAATCCTTGACATTATTTTCAAGTGCCTTGATTGTGTTCTCTTCTCTCTTGTCTTTTTTTAGCATTTTCTCGTTTCCTTAGTTGCGCTAGAACAATTACCTTTTCTTTCTCATTAAGACATGTTATATCTTGTGGCCCCCATAGAGTACCAATCCGAGTAAGTTTATCACACGCAGATAACATATGATTCCAGACATCATCCTCTGGACATCCTTTCCTATCTTTCTCAAATAATTTTCTACTGAATCGTAGTGACTTTGTTTTGTGATTATCTGCATAATCTGAAATCTCTCTACCTAACTCTGCAAAGAAAAGTTCTCGTGGAGTCATGTCGTAGGGACTTGGTTTTTTACCATGTTGGTTCATTATATATCCTTATTCATTTTATTTGACCTATAAGTGGCCAATTATATTATAACAAATTATGTACTCATGAATCAAGTGTTTTCTGCGGAAATTGTATAACATTACCCATGCTTTTCTTTTCCTCTTCTTTCTCTGATTCAAATTCATCTACTTCTTTTTGAAGTTCTGGTGGAGTAGAATAACCCATATCTGTTAAATAGTCTTTTAACACATAAGGGTCTAACATATCTGCATTCCACTCTTGTTCTGATATAATGTCTTCTCCAGATTCTTGCATAAGATTCTGTCGACTTCTTAAATAGGTATCACATATCATTGATAGATGTGTGACTGCTTTATATAATGATATCCACTCTTGTTCTATTTGAACTGGATGGTCATGGTCATCTGCAAATGCAATTGCCATCTTATTAAACCATCCATTATCATTATTCACAATAAGAGCAATATCTCCTCTCTGGAGTTTTAAAATGTGTTCTTTGTCGGACATTAACCTTGTAACTTAAGTTGATTGCTGTTTGATACGATTTGACTACCAGCATAACCATTAAGTTCTACTGCGTAATCAATCTCACCTTTTTTCCATGAATTTGATTCTATGTTTGGATGTCCTGTTGGTAATCCGAATACACCACTATCTATGGCTTGAAGAGTTGTTGCAACTCTAGAATTACCTGTAAAATTATAACAATCTTTGAAGAGTCTCATACTTCCAGTTACTTTAGGTGTATGAGTAACATCTACATCTGCTTTGGAAACTCTTCCAAGACCATTTGCTACTAACCATTTTTCAGATGATACAACATCTGAATTGGATGACCCTTTTGTAAATTCCATTTTGTATTTCATTCCAGTACCAGAAACTACAAAATCATTTGCAGATGCAATTGTTATAGGATATGTTTCTCCCCTACCAAAAGTTGGTATGATAGGGTCTTTATTTGTTGGTGAAACTTTTGAAGTATCTCTTGAGACTGAATTGCCTTGTGTATTATTTGCTGTTGCACCACCACTACTCTTTGCATTATCTTGAATAGTAAATGATGTTGCATCTGGATTTACTTCATTACAAACTGCTTTCCTGTAATCAGATGCAAGTTTCCATGAAGTGATGTGTTCTACAGTATCAAAGTTACCTGTGGATGATACTACTGAACTTCCATTCTTAAATACAAAAGGATGTGAGTAAGCATCTAATCCAGAATTACCTACCCAACAAACACCACCCCAATCTGCTGTGACTGTTTCTGATGCAGAGTCTCCAGCAAATATTGGTAAGACTACCATTTCATTACCATCAACATTCTTTTCACCTGTAATGTTTAATGTTCCAGAAAAGTCTTCTTCTCCATTGTGACCTCGTTGATTATCAACCAAGTACTTACCATCCATATGTGTGTTATCTTGTATCTTACCACTTCTAACTACAACATTATCATACAATCCTTTCCAGAATGTTTTGAATTGTGTTGCAGATAATGGTGAAGGATGACCACTGTTGATTGTATAAGTTACTTTTGTTTGAACCTCAAAAGAGTTATCTTCTACCCAAGATGGAATAGTTTGTGATTGTGCATCGTTTGCCATGTTATCCTCTTGTTACCTTTTTAACTCTTTCTATTTGTTGAGTAATGATTGCTTTTCTATTAGGCCAATAGATATACTCTTTGTCCTCATTCTCCATAAGTTTATGAAGAAGAGGTAAGATAAGTTCTTCTGCATCTGCAAGATTTGATTTCAATTTGGACACTGCAACATCTGTAGAACTACCCACATTTGTTTTTGCTTCATCCAGTTCATCTAGTGCATTGGATACTAATTTGTTGAGTACATCAACCTTTGCATCCAAATTTTCTATCTGTTCTGAATTAACTGCACCCTTAGATGACTCTGCAACTTTCTTAAGGTCTTCTGCAATCTTCTCATTGAGAGCTGCACTTTCCCCTGTCTTCGTTGTGAGTTCATCTTGGTCTACAGCAGTGAAACCAAAATCGAAATTATCTGCCATTACTTCTTACCTTTACTTCTCTTAAGTTTTTCTCTTGCATCAACAACTGGTTCATCAGAAGTTTCATCACCTTCTGTTATACCACCATCAAGATTCATTTCTTGTTGGGCTTGTTGTTGTGCAGCCTGTCGTAGTTGTGCTTGAGTCTGACTTTCTGCAATTAGGATTTCTCTCAATCTTCCGATAGTTGAGAACTCTTCTGCTTTAAAAGTCCCTCTACTTGCAGCGGTATCAATCACTGCAACCATTTGCGCAATCTCTTTCAAACCCAATATCTGAGTTTGTATCAAGTCAACTTGCTCTACATTTTCCATAATATCTCCATAATATCTTGTACATCTAGTCCAAAGGATTAGATGGGAATCTTTTTACTGTTGTTGGAACAGAACCACTCCATCCATCAACCTGTTTTACAACTGGTTCTTCTGCATTATAGTCACAAGTAATACTTGTGCCTGGCACGAACCAATTCTTAGATGTTGAACTATAAATCATTTCATGAGTGAGACCATTCATAGGGTCAACAATTTTTAACAATCCCATCACTGGGTCATAATGTCTGACTTCTGCAATCTTAACTGCACCATTATCAGTGTAGTTGATTGCCCTTTCAGAATCAGTAAGTCCTAGTCTGTTGATTGCTTTTTCCATAGTAGTATTTATATCAATACTTACTTTGGAGTTAGGTCAAAACCTGCCAATTCACAAATTTCTTTTGTGACTGACTTGAAAGGCATAGTCTTATCTTTAATTGCAAGTAAGAATTCTGCTTCAGATTTTTCTAAAGACCTTAAGGTGTTTATGAAAATCTCTTCCTGTTTTGCAGCTTTACTGGTATTGTTTGCATTACCACCTTTGACCCAATACTGCATTCTTTTATAGATACGAATGAATCTTTCTGGAGCCATATCCATTGCACCTTCTGGTGTGTCTGGGTCTCCGATTACAACACCATCTGGTAATCCTTCTGGTAAAGTAAACTCAACCCTAGAATCAAATGCAGCTTTAAGTGCATACTTAAGGTCTTGTCTTTCAATGTATTCTTTTAGAATATCAACCTTTGCCTGTTTACCTTTGGTTTCATCTGCAAGTGCAAGTATTTCTACAACACTTGGATTTCTTGGAAGTTTCCTTGGTGTCCATTTAGGTTTTTCAACCTCAATAGTTCCTGTAGTTTCAGATTGAGAAACAATTGCATCTGCAATTTTATGTGCCTCTTCCATATCAGGCCCCTTAAGGACTTCTTTCTGTGTTTCACCTAGAGATTCAACTACTGGTGAACCATTTGCATCTACACCAATATCTTCTTCTTTGATTCCATTAGAACTTGCATCTAATGCCTCTAGAGTTTTTTTATTGAGTGACCCTTTAGGTCTTCCTCTTCCTCTTTTCTCTGCCATAATTAAAAGTCTCCAATACTTTCTTCTAAATCCATCAATCTGTTATTGATAAAGTAAGTTAGTAATCCAGCTCTGGATGCAACTTCTACATTATCAAATTCATGAAGAATTTGTTTTTTATACTCATTAGGTATATAGGTCAAGTCAATAAGACTCCTATTCCTTTGTAAGTTTCTATCTACCTCATCATCATTTGCAACTAATGGGTCTTTAATAATCTCTCTTTTCTTCTTGGAAAGAGGTCTTTGTCTTATACCCTCAACAAAACAATCATCTTGAGATAGTACATTAGGAACACCATCACCAGTATCACCACCTATAATATGGTCAACAAGATACTCTTCTGCCTGTTCCTTTGTTAGTTTAATATTCTTCTTGGTTATAGGTGAAAATTGTTTCACTTTACTATATCTTTGAAGTTGTTGAAAATCCTTATCACCACTAACAATCATGATGTTCTCAGTATCACCATACTTTTCACAAAGTACTCCGATGATATCATCTGCTTCACATCTATCAATCATTAGGTATTTATAAGGGAAATTGTCTTTTAATTCTTGTCTGATTGTAGTTATGCAATCAAATATTAGACCCCAATCTTTGGTATCGTTGTCTCTTCCTTTCTTACGATTTGCTTTGTAAGGTGGGAATACATCTTTTCTCCATACACCATGAGAGTCATCTGCAAGGACTAACTCTCCAAATGTTCTATGGTATCTTTTACGATACATTGCAAGGGATTTCAATGCAATGTGTCTTACTAGAGGTTCATCTATTGGTTCTGTTCCACCTCTGGTCTGTGCCATTAGTGACGCAATTAGAACCTGCGTTAGGTCAATTAAAATCATTCAGTTCTCAATAATATAGTGTGTTCGTTAATTCT